TCCTCATCTATGACAGTATACATTGCTGTATCGATTGTCTCGGCCGTAGATGGCATGAATGTGATTTCTTTAAGAAACTTTTGTTTTGGATCTCTGTCGCTAGCTGGCATCGAACTGTCCCTCTCTTGCTCTAATACATTTCGCAGCAATTTCCATCTTATGATCGGATTGTCCGAATAGCTGTGTTGGCTGCATTAACTTAACGATCTGATAGTAGTGATCTCCGTAAAAAATCATGTCGCCCTCTCTGACATATAGATCTTGGTCCTCTATTAAGCGACGTTTGTGAAAATGAATGGTGATTGCCGTAACCTTATCAACGCCAATGGATTCTGAATAGGCCGAATCCAGACCTTCCCACTCGATTAGAGCATAAACTCTGACTGGGGGTAAAAAAGTTTTCTCGATGGCCTCGCCATACAAGGGATGATAGTTGGTGTGTTCTATATCCAAAGGATAATACACAACTTGCTGTCCGATGACCCTTTCAATGAGTTCATCATTAACCTGCTTTACCAGATCACGCTCTTTCTTTCCTGTAAAGAGTGGTGGCGGGGGTGCTGCAGGTTTTTTCCATTTATTTTTTGGGTCAGACACTGTTTATCCTCCTATCCTACAAAGATTTTTAGAGGAATCTTCTTCTGAATGTTGTTTACTGCTTCTACACTCTCTGCATCGCCCACCATCATCTTAGTATATGTAAGTTCATCCAGCACTTCTTTGAGTTCTGTCCTCAAAGCTTCTTGTTCTTCTTTGGCTTGACTCAATAAATCTGAACCATTTAGTGACACTTCGGCGCCGGGGATAGGAATGCTAGCAAATTTACTTCTCACTTGTCCCAAAGTTTCCTTGCAGAGTGAAAGGCAAAACCTTCTGATCCATTGTTTTCCGATGGAGTTAATGCTCTCATATGGGACATTTTCAAATGGTATCGTGTTCATATTATTGACGCCATTGATCCCATCATCGGCCCGAGTGTTGATTTCCCAAGGGTCAGTTGATACAGTAAACTTTACCCAGAAGTATGCTGGACTACTGGAGACTGGTTTTGGGAACAATCTCAAAAAGTTATCAGTGATCTCATATGCATAATGGGAGTTTCTTGTATAAATTGAATCCTCGAAAGCCAGAGACTGTGCCTTGTTCTGCCATGTCGGGATAACTTCGAACGTCGAATCGTCGGAATACTGGCCATAGTTAGATAAGTTTCCAACTGTGTTAAGACCACCATAGTAACCGTAGAATCTCCACATAGCGTGCGGAGTTTTGTAGTACACACCCTTGATCGTAACCCTCTTGTTTCCGACCAAGCCGGTGTAAGGCACAGCATTGCCCACAGCATCGACACCACTTAGTGATGCAGACGCAATGATATCCTGCAAATCGTAATCTTGCTGCATAGCAACAGTCTTGACGGAGGCGGAATATTCTGTAATGTTTCCACCCACACCAGCGTCAACGCCCATACCTTCTGCAACGCGGCGAGCATATGCGAATTCAAATCGCGGATACTTGAGCGACATGGTTGTGCCGCTTAAGCTAGATGACAACGGAATGCCTGATTCTAGTTCTCCCTTGTGGTCGAACGAACCTGTGGTCGTACCCAAAAAGTCAGACAAAACATTCTTTGCCTGATGGGAGTTGATAAGATAACTATACTCTAAAACTGCTTCTTCATATGCAGCATAGACATTATCTGCCTTTATCTCAATATCTAGTACATCTCCACCAAGCTTCTTATATACATAAGCAACCTGTGAGGCTGCACCAGACAGGAATTCAGTACTGGAATCGTAGATCCCATATGGAAGCGTGTCAGATACATCGCCGTATGTACCGGTGGCAGGGAGCACTACCGCGCTCGCCTGACTAACCGGGCTTAAATTGGGTATTGCCATGCATACTCCCTCCTAGAAATAAGTAGTGGACGAAACCATAAGCATGCTTTTTAATCTACTTGATTTGTCTTTACTTTAGCTTTTGTAGTTCGCGTCTTTTTTGCCACAACCTTCTTTGAAGTTTTGGCGACAGTTCTGAGAGTAGTTGTCACGGTGTTCGTGTTGTTGTCTTCCGTGATTGGTGTCTCTACTATTTCTTCTACGACTGGCACTGTGTCTGTGACTGTCGCAGAACCTGCAATCTTTGCTGCCATAACGGAATTAGATACCGTAGTAGTTTTGTTTGTTCTGTTCTTGCCTCTCAGCAGGTGTCCGTGCTTGGCTCCGAACTTGCTTGGTCTTGCGTTAACTCTTCTTTTTTTGCCCATAATAAATCTCCTTTGTATATGGTTTGTATTATAATTAGTTGCCTCGCATAGAAAAGCCCCTCAACCCAAAAGGGAAGAGGGGCAAAGTATAAAAACTTATTTAGATCTAGCTTCCGCCGTCAGTGTATGTGATGCTGGTACTAGTCGCAGTGATACCGCGAACAGCCCACTCAGTCGAACTAACACAAATTAGCTGAACACTATCGCCAGCGGTTGCGCCGGTATCGAATTCAAGCCTGTCATCGGTTGCGCCCGGTGTTGCACAGTTGCCACCGTTATAGGCAGCATGACCACCAATAAAGAACGTAGTTCCTGCATCGGTTCTAATCTCCGACTTTGTAGAGGCAAAGGCCCCTGTGTGTACGACTTCAAAGTGCAGACCAACTTGTGGTGCTGGCAGTACAAGGACTGCAGCGTTAGGTGCCAATAGGATCACCTTCCCCGAATCATCTGCTGTCAGCGTTGTTGTTCCGCTGGCTGCAGCGCTCTTTGTCACCTTCTTACGAATCTGTAGTGCATTTTCGTTTTCGTCAATCAGGCTTTTAATTCTAGCCCAACCTACTCTTTTTGTTCCCATAATATGTATCTCCTTTATATTATTTAATTAATTAGGTCAATTAACTAGAGGGGTTTTCCCCCTCAAACGAGGGTCACTCACCCCCGTACATTAAGTAGTTTACCAAAACGAAAGCCCCCGCCAAAAAGGCGAGGGCTCTACATTTATTTACTTGTCAGGCTAAATGCTAGCTAGTAGCACCGGCTTCACCAAGTAGACCACGAACGACGACAACTCCATACATATCCGGTCGGACCATCTTCTTCGCATAGCGAGTCATGACGCCCTTACGGGGTACGAAGTCCTCAGTACCGAAGATGGTAGGAGTGACTTGGAGGGGCACATATGGCGAGTACACATATCCGCTTTCAAGGAAGGAACTACCCTTACGTCCAACAAGAACAACATTTCTTGGGAAGTATGGATCAACAACTACGTCCCACTTCTTAGAAAGTGATCCGACGTTGATGGCTCCGACTTGACCAGAGGAATCCTCATGGGAAACCTTGGCGCGGAATCCACTGGTGAACTCAAGGATGTTAGCAACTTCTGGGCCTACGACCAAGAAGTTTGCTCCACCACGTAGAGTCTTTCTGTGGATTTGTGCAGAGACATCGTTGATAGTTTCAACAAGAGTCTCATACCATTCGCTTACCGTACCGGTGAAGTCTGGAGCAGCAGAACTAGCTCCAATTTCCGCACCAGTTGAGCGGTTCACGAAAAGACCGGGAGAGCGCGACCAGTAATATGTTCCGGCAGTTGCGCCGTCAACAAGGTCAGCAAGGATCTCACGATCTATCTCCAGAGCAATTTGCTCCGAGAGAATGCTTGTAAGTTCGACCTCGGCATCAAGGTTGTGATAGGCATTAAGATCCTGTCCCAACTCTGGTGTCCACTTGGCCTTCAGCTTCTTGGTAATCGCAGTGACACTCACTGAGTCAACCTTGATGTCGATCTCAGGAATCTTCTCTGTGTTTTCCAATCCCCATGTGTCAGTACCGACCACGGCGCCGAGAGCGTTTGTGCTACCAGCAGCGGGTGTACCGTCAAATGCGTCTGCCCATGGAGCGGTTACAGTAAAGCCGCCGCCGGAAAGGGCGGGAGAGGCATCTGATCTCCATGCAACCATAGTAAGCTTCCTAGTTGCTGAATCGTAAGTGCTAAGACGACGAACAATTTCACATGTATCAGCGAATGCACCAGAGAGTGCAACAACTCCGC